AACGAGCCCTAATAGCCTGAACGGGATTCCCTAACCCAGATGCCTGATATTGAGTCCGGTATGTTCATTGGTTCGACCAGCGTGAACGGTTCCGTATTGATCAAATGGGGCAGGCATTCCACAGCACCGTTTGCCGTGTTCGTCACCTACGCGCCAAACAACATCGACTCGGTGACGAACAATTTCACGCCACTGATTTGGTCCGTCGGCGACAGCGATTTTCAGGCGCGTCTGCGAGACGACCGCAGCCATGCCTGGGGCGGAGCGCAACCGGTCCGGCTGTACTGGCTGGCAACATGGAAACGATAGCTTTCCCTAACCCGAATGCCGTATATTCTGTGCGGAGGCCATACCATCACCACGAATGATGACGGCACATTCTACATCAACGTCCAATCCCCAAACGGGAAGAAAGCCGATTACGCGGCCTACACGATTGGGCCGTTCGGCACTGGTTTCGGCCAGGCCGGCGAGTACACCGCACAACGTTGGGCTACCAGCGACGTAAACCAGATACGCTTCCGCCTGTGGAACACCAAAGACAACCGCTGGTGCGGGAGGGTCGCGATATTCGGAAGCTGGATCGCAATCTGGAACAGGCAATAGTTTTCCCTAACCCAGCGTTCTACGACGTGGCGAGTACCGTACAGCAGCGACAGCATTTTGCTTACGCGCATCGGTGATATCTGTTTCATGGGTGGCAACGTGAAATTCAACAGTAGCGGGCAGAACAATTACACGAAGGCTCAGGAGAAGCTCCCCGAAGGGTATCGACCCGTCATCGCCAATACGCCCGTGGCCGTTTTCGGTGGTGAAACGACATTCATCTGTTACGGCGAGGCCAATGGCACCGTCACGATGCTTGGCAATCCGAACAGCGCGTACGCGGGATGCACCGGCGTATGGAGGACCGCCGACCCGATGCCCGCCGCATAGCTTCGGGACACTGGCTCAGGCGGTTGCACTGTCTTGCAGTGACCCCACGGGTCATAGCGCGTATGAGACGGTCATGCCGAACGCGTTCGTGCCCTGCGTGCCGCCCTGATTGGCGTAGGTCATGGTTCCGTTCGCGTTTACGTTGATGGTCTTCTGGTTGGCCCCGTCGCGTCCGCCGTAGGAGAAGTTCAAGTCCATCGGGGGACGCCATCCTTCGGGCAGGGTTCCGAAATTGCCGGTGTTCCACGCGCCGGACGCCGACGACTTCCAGTCGATGCGCAACGTGACGAGCGAGCCGCGACGGTAGCCTTTGACGGTACCGTAAGTGGAGTTAATCAGCGTCAGCACTTCGGTCTGGGTTAGGGAATCCCACACGTCGCTCATCGGTTTCAAAACGTTAAACAAGGGGACCGGTGTGCCGATGGTGATACCGTCCAACGGGATGCGGTACAAGGGCATGTCGTAGGTGGTGCCCCCGTCCAACGGGCTGGTGGTGTTCACGGCGGGGTCCGTGGGCGTGCCCGTGGTGGGCGTGCCCCTGACCACCACCAGTTTCGCGCTCTCAACCGACTGCGAGCCCTTCGCATAGCGGCATACGATCAGGTCGTTGCGTTTCTGACCCTGCGACCCGTTGGTGACGATCAGGTCCTCGGGCGTGCCCTGACTGACGTGACGGCCCTGCATGACCAGCTCGCCCGTGCCGATGGTCACCTTGTTCGCGCTGACTACCGTGATTTCGAACTTGTCGTGCACGTTCAGGACATAATCGTCCAAGCCGAGGATGCCGGCGTTCAATCCCGCCGCCTGCTCCGCTGTCGCGTGCGCCTTGCCCGCATGACCGGTGACGAGTTCAGCCATTCTGCTTGCCTCCGTTCTGCATCCAACTGTCGAAGCTGTTATCAAAGTCCTTGAGCTTGTTCGCGTATTCCTTGTAATCCTGGTCGCAGAACAGGTAGTCGTGGCCCGTGCCGGTGGAGTCCAGCCGGTTGACGTTGTACCACGTCTTGATATCCGGATCGTCCAAGTCCTTGTACCATTTGTTTCTGCCGCAACGGTCGCATTGCATGACCGTCGCATTGTCGATACGCGCCATAATCGGCTCCTTACTGTTTACTCGGCCCCGTAATCGACGCTTAGGACGCCGTCGGAGACCTTGACGATTTTCTTGCTGATAGTCGCGTTGACGGTGATGCCGGTGAGATTATCCCTTGCGGTCACGGTGTCGCCAACGTCGAACACGATGCCCGAATCCTCATGCACGGTGACCTTCACCTCACCCTCGGACTGCAGATCCTGTAGTTTCTCACAGGTCTTCTGGTTCAGTTCGGCGGTTTCGGCGCTGGAATAGTCGTAGACCTGCGTTATCTCATCCACACCGCGCAGTGATTGCGTCTGGCTCACGGTGCCTTTCGCGTCCGCATACCAGTGGACGACCACACGGGCCGCCAAATCGCCCTTGCCCAGGCCGATGAGATGGTTCGGTTTGCGCCACGTGCGCGTCGCGTCGAAATCGATAAGGTCGCTGTCAATCGAGTCGCCGTAATGCGCAACCGGCTCAGCCCAAATGTTGACCCGGCCAGACGCATAGGCAAGCCTGAGTTTCAGTCCGTTGGCCTCGCACATCTTCCTCAAACCCGTATAGCAGTCCGTGTAGCGGTCGAACCGGTAGCTTTTGATGGTCTGCGCGCCGGCAGTGGGCGAGTCCACCGCGTCGAACACGCCGTCAAGGCCGACGCGGCTGATGAGCGAGCCGATGACCGTGCTGGCCGTACCGCTCACTGTGAGATAATCCCTGCCCCTATCCGGCTCGAGGATCTTGTTCGCGAGCACGCCGTGCCACGTGCGCCCCGAGTAGGTGAGGGTGCTGACGCCGGCAGTGAGCTGGTCTTCCATCGCATCGACCACGCCACCGCATTCGCTGCCGTCGATGTAGATATAGGCACCCGCATCGATGGTGGACGCGCCGCTCACGACAAGTTCGAAATCGTTTTCCTCCTTGCCCCACGCGCAATCCAGAGTGTAGTCGACGGCGGAACGGACATCGACGTGCTTGGAATCGGTGATAATCAGATCCACCATGACGGCGTGCTCCTCTCCTGGATCACTGTCAGGTCAAAGCCGAACCCGTTCCACTGCACCTGGTGTTCCCCGGCCGGCAACGGCTGGAAAATATAAGTGCCGCCGTTGATGCCGCTGCCTCGTTCGCCCTTGTCGAACACGTTCGTGGTGTCGCCGTTTTCTGCGGTCATGACGATGCTGCGTTGTCCCTCCACGCTGTTGACGGTCACATACGAGCCCGAGGGGATGTCCATATGCAATTCATACCGGTTGACGCCGATGATGATGGCTGGCTGTGAGACCGGCCCGTAGACCACCAGTTCGAACGGCATCGGCGAGACGGCATCGTTCACGACCGAAGCGTTTCGTGCCGTCGGCAGGTAGTCGTGAGGGTAATCGTGCGGGTAATCAAGGTCGAGGCCCGGTTGCAGCGCATCCGACCAGAAATGCTGCACGTCGTCACGCTTGTGCCATAGGCCGTCAAGCAATGCGACCGTGAGCGCGTACTTCGCGGGGCCGGGCGGATCATAGGATGGTTCGATGCCGGTGATGAGCGCGGTCTGCGACCAGCCGTCCACGGTGAGCAGGCCGGCGTCGTCCTTGCTGCGGGATGACGCCACGGCCTTGACGTCCGCGTCGAACAGTTCGCTCGCCACGTCCAGCACGTTGAGGTCGGCGCATGTGGCCTCCAATTGGACGCTTGACGCGTTGAGGGAGGCGGAGTCAATGCCGTGCGCGGCCAACTCCACCTCCCACGCGTGCGTGCGCAGGCTCTCGATGCGTTTGACCATGAGACCGGCCGGGTCGATGAGATCAACGGCCCCAGCCGAAACGGCGCGGCTTGATCCTCCGCCTCGCCGGTAGGTCATCGACTGCATGACTGTCCTCCTGTTTTAGACGAGACCAAGCCTGCGCTTCTCTTCGCGGATGGTCATGGATGGCGTGTACTTAGCGATGGTCGGCCCCAAATCACCGTGCAATGCCTGCAGGTCGGAGCGCAGGCCGCGAAGCTCCACAAGCATCGACGCGAGGTCTGCGAGCCCATTCCCGGTTTCAGGCAATGGGGCGGAGCCCTCCACACCAATGGCGGAGCGCAACGTCATCGGCTGGAATGCCGACTGTGCGGCGGCCGTGACACCCTGCATCCGCTTCGCGATGTCACGCTGCAATGCGGGGGTGGCCTTGTCAATGCCCTCGCTGATGCCGGGCGGGATGTAGCGGCCGACTTCGTCGCGGAACACGCGGGACGGCGAATGGATGCCGAGCGCTTCCTTCGCCTTATCGACCAGTCCGGAAAGCGCGCCCTTGATCTTGTCGTACAATCCGCCGATGGCACCGCTGATGCCGTTCCACAGACCACTGATGAGCTGCGAGCCGGCGTTTTTGAGCAGCGAGCCAGCTCCGGCGAACACGCCCTTGATGGCGCTCACGATGCCCGACACCAAGCCGCCGACCGCTCCGGCCGCGTTGGAAAGAATCGATTTGAAACTGTTCCAAGCTCCCGACCAGTTGCCGTTGATGAGGTTGGTGACCATGCTGATGACACCGGAAATAACGCCGACCACGCCCTGGATTACGCCTTGTATGCCGTCGATGACACCCGACACATATGGGAGCATCGCCTGCACCGCAGGCAACAACGTACCGGTGATGAATCCGATGATTGCGCTCACTACCGAGCCGACCACGCTGATGATGCTCTGGATGACCGGCATCAGCTGTTGGATGATGCCTGTGATGCCCGAGACCGCATCGGTTATGACTGGCACGAGCTGTTGGATGAGCGGCGTGATGGCGGTGACCAGCTGGCTAACGAAATCCATGACCTGCTGGATTACCGGGACGAGCGCGGAGGCGAGCTGGCTGATGACTTGGCCTATCATCGACACGATCTGCGAGGCGACCGGCAGCAGCGCGGCGATGATGTCCGCCAACGGTGGCAGCAGGCTGGACACGAGCTGGCCGATGAGCGGCATGAGCGATCTGAGCGCGTTCATGAGCGGTTCGATGATCGTCGGGATGAGCGGTGCCAGCGACTGGAGTATGTCGCCGAACACTGTGATGAGCTCCGCGACAGAAGCGGTGATCACCGGCATGACCTGTTTGAACATGTCCTGCAGGCTTTTGCCGAACGCATCGAACGTCGGCTTCATTCCCGCGATCGTGTTCTTGAACAGGTTGGACGCGCCGGTGACCTGCGTGCCGAAGGCGTTGCGCAGTTCCGGCACCGTGGCGATGAGCGTGCCCAACGCTGCGACGACGATGCCGATGGGTCCGCCCAACGCGCTCAACGGGCCGGACAATCCGCCGAGCACCCCGCCGAGCAACGGAATCTTGGACAGCAATGGTGCGATGCCGCCTGCTCCGAGGGCCATGAATGCAGCTATCAGAGGGGCGATGGCGCTCTGCACGGGTTTGAATATCTCGCCGAGCCCGTTGAATACGCTGCCGATGGCGTTGATCGCGTTCTGGAACGGTTCAGGCAGGAGCGTCACCAGATCCGAGAACAGGCTCGGGATGGCTTTGACGACGCTCTGGGCGATGACCTTCACGCGGGGCAGGATGTTCTTCAACGCAGTGCCGATGGAGTCGGCGAGCTGCTGGCTGAGAGCGCCCATGTCGGCGTTCTCGTTGCCCAGTCCGGCGAGCCAGTTCTGCCATGCGGCCTTCATCGAGTTCACGGACCCCTCGATGGTGGTCGCCGCCTCCTTGGCGGTCGTGCCGCTGATGCCGAGGCTCTTCTGCACTCGGCTGATGGCCTCGGTCACGTCGGCGAACGAATCGATGGAAAGGTCGTTGCCTTCCTTCATCACGCCCGGCAGCTTGTTCGCGTCGGCGATGAGCCGCTGCATTTCCGTCTTGGTGCCGCCGTAGCCGAGCTTGAGGTTGTCCAGCATCGCGTAATTGCCGCGAGCAAGCGACTGATACGTCTGTTGGATGGTCTGGATGTCGGTGCCCATCTTGTTGGCGTTGTCCGACATGTCGATGATGGCCTGATTGCCCATCTCTGCGGCCTTGGCGGTGTCCCCGCCAAGCGAACTGACCAACGAGGCCGCGAAGCTCGTGACCTGGTTCATATAGTCGTTCGCGCCGACGCCGGCCGTCTTGTACGCTTCGGCCGCGTACTTCTGCACAGTGCCGGAAGCGCCCTTGAACAGGGTGTCGACGCCGCCGACCGCCTGCTCCCACGTGGCATACGCGCCCAACGCCTGCTTGCCGGTGGCCACCAGCGTGCCGCCGATGGCTGCCACACCTGCTCCGATGGCGGCGACCGCTCCCGTGGCGAGGCCCTTGGTATGGGCGACCGCGTTTTGGGCGAGGTTTTTGAACGAGTTGCCTGCGCTGGAGGCGAGGTTGCCGAGCGTGCTGCCGATTGCCCCGGCGGCGGTCTGTGCTCCGGCTGGGAGTTTGGACCATACGGCTCCGGCGGCGGTGGCGATGTTGCCGAAGTAGTTCTTGGCTACGTTGGCTACCGGTGCGAGTTTCTGCCCTACTTTTCCTGCGGCATCTCCGATGGCGGAGCCGATTTTGCCGCCGAATGAGCGGATGGGTGCGGTCCAAGTAGCGACTGCCGTTTTGATGGTGTTGCCGGTTCTGCTTCCCCAGTCGCGAATCGGTTGCGTCCATGCGGTGATTGCCGCGCCGATTGGTTTGGCGATGCCTGACACGGTGGCTGCGATGCTGCCGCCCCAGCCTTTGAGGGTTTGCTGGGCGGCGCTGATGGCTCCCTTGAGTCCGGTTTGGATTTTCGCGCCGACCTGCACGGCGAAACCGCTCAATGAGGATACGGCCTTGTTCGCGAATCCGGCTATCTTGGAGCCGAGCGGTTTCCAAATGGCGTCTACGCCGAGCAGGCTACGCACGAGGCTGCCGAGCGCTCCAGAGAGTCCGGTGAAGGTGGATTGGCCCCGGCTGATGCTCGAGAATCCAGCCGAGAACGAGCTTGCCATCGTCTTCATGGAACCGGATACGGTGTTGGTGCCCTTGGCGAGTTCGTCCTCGGCGGCCTTGAGCGCCTTCTTCGCGTCCGCGAGCCGTTCGGCG